TCTTATCTTTTGTCCAATTGTTTTATTAATTATTTTATCTTTTGCTCTACTCATTTTCTTCCTTTCCTTTTTTTTTAAGCATACAATCCCTAGTCAGTTTATTTCAACTTCTAGTATTCATGTGAAAAATCTAATTAAGAGCTAATTCTAAATTCTCTTTTAGATTCTTCTTCAAAAATTTTAGAACTAATTTCAGCAATCCTATTCTTACATTTCTCAAAATTATTTTTGTGCTTGTGCATCTTTTGAGCTGTCCTCTCTTGCTGTAGCTTGAGTTCCAATATTTTTTTTGGATTCATCTTGCTCCTCATTGTTAGTTTTGATTAAGGATTTTTCTAATTTAATATCCATAATCTTTAGTTCAGCATTATCGCTTACATTAGATGACGCAGCTATTTCTGCATTATCAAATTCTTCTATTGTTTTAAAACTTGCCTCAAAAAAACTTTCTTTAATTACATTCATGCGTTGCTTTGTATTGGGTATGATTTATTTACATTTAGATTGGCAACTGATCCCATTTGTTCAGTAGTCATTTCTATTTTTCTATGGCTTGAAATACCTTTTGAGATAAATCCTAAGTCATATAATTCACTAACTATCTTGCCAGACCTAGCTCTTGACCATTTCATAGATTGAGAAATCTCAGCAAAAGTAGGGGAGAAGTTATGCTTTTTTATATAGTTCTTTATAAATTTAAGTGTCTTGAGCTTTGGCTCACTTAAATAAATATATTTTCCATTTCCATTGTTCATTATTTATCTTTCTTAAATAGTTCGGCAATATTATTTACTGACTCAATGGTATCTCCATTCTTTTTTAGATCGTTTAAATATTGTATTAATTTTTCTGCAAACCAATGTCCTTTAGATACATCTATTAAGGTTGCATCTAATGAGCCACCATGTTTCTCACCAAATCTCATAAAATATTTTAAAACTTCTCTTTGATAACCACCTATTACTGCCATTGGCGATTGCTGTGATACAATCGCCTCATTAGTTTCTATTTTTTTATTTTTATAATACTCAGGGTTTATTTTTTCAGACATTAAAATGATACATCTTCCTTAGCAACAATCTCAGAAATTTTTAAAGAAATATCTGGTTGTCCCTCTTTACTTTTTTCTGTGTTAAGCCATGCAGCTAAATTCATCTTCTTGCCACCAACTGTAATGTTTCCATTGTAGTGTGGGTATTTTTTACCAGCAACATCTGTATCTCTTGGTGTTCGTTTCCATAATGCTGCTGTGTTATCATAATCACTCATATTATATATTCCTGGTCTATTCTTTCTTGCTGAATAAGATCAGAATTTATTTGTTTGAGATCAGATAAATACTCTTGTCTTAGAGGATTTAAATTTTGTTCAAATTTACCAACTGATACTGAATGAGTTGCAGTTTTCTTTAATACTTCAATCCATTCATCAGCTAATATTTTTGGTGTTTTAGTTTTGCCATTTGTTTTAGGTTTTGGTAATTCTTTTTTTTGTGGTTTTAAAAACTGTTCCATTTCTTCAGCAGTTGCTAATTCATCACCAAAGAAACCTAGTATTGATAGACCTCTACCAATAGAAACTGTTTGTTGTTTTTCAAATTCTTTATCAGCATTTTTCATTTGTTTGCTTTCACCAACACTTACTAATTTGTCATCAATATAAATGTTTGCTTTAAACTTATGAGAACCATTGGCTAGTTCTGTGCTTTCAGTTTGAATAGACATTCTTTCACCAAAAAAATCTCTAACAAATTTAATTCTATATGGAACTGTAAGGTACTTTCCTTTTGCTCCTAAGTTTGCATAGTCTTTATCATCTATGCTATCTCTAAATTTCTTTATTGCTTCTGCTAATCCATTCTTCATAGTTCTCCTTGCTCTCTCATTCTTTTGGTTGGGTTGTTTATTTTTTCTTCTAATTCTTTTATTAATTTATCTT